TAGATGCAGGTATTGAAAATAGTGGATTACTACAAGGTATACCACAACAAGCTTTTCCTGAACAAAACCATGAAGCGCATGTAGAAGCACACAAGAGTTTATTTTTAACACAAGCCGTAATGATGAATCCACAATTGCAATCAGTAATAATTGCACATGTTATGCAACATTTACAGTTTATGGCTACACAAATGGCAGAACAACAATTGCCACCTGAGGTGCAACAACAGATACAACAATCTATGCAACAAGCACAACAAATGCCACCACAAGAGCAACAAGGTTTACAACTACAAGTACAATCAATATTAGAAGGCTATAGCTCACCAATATTGGCACAATTATCTAACGAATTTTTATCTTCAGTACAACCGCCACAGCAAGAAGACCCACTTGTTGCAATAAGACAACAAGAACTTGGATTGCGTGATAAAGAAATTGACATGAAGAATCAACAGTTTATGGCAAAAGAACAACAAGATGCCATGGAGCAAGGAACTGAGCTACAATTAATAGACTTACAAGCGAGGATGAACAAATGACAAGCTCAATAAATGAAAAAATAGTACAACAAATAAAAGCTAAAAAAGCTGAAATAAAAGCTACAGAAAACCCAACAAATAAAGTAACAGAAGTTGCACCTGTAGAAACAAAAGAAACAGTAAGAGCAAGAGATGACAAGGGTCATTATGTTGCAGATGACTTAAGCACTCCTGATTTTAATGAAGCATGGGAAGGTGGTAAAGCACCAAAAAAAGCAAGCAAAAAGGTTGCTAAGAAAAAAACTAAAGCTAAAAAAGCTACAGCTAAAAAGAAAGCTACAACAAAAAAAACTAAATAGGAGCAAGCAATGAAAGCAAAAACTTCAATAAAGATAAAAGGTCAAGGAAGTATACCTTTATCGCAACCAAAAAAGGTTAAAGTGGATACTGCACATAAACCCGGATATGGTAAAGGTGTAAGCAGAGGTAAAGGTGCTGCTTTAAGAGGTAATAAATTTAACGGAATTTTTTAAATTATGGATATGTATGATTTTATTCATGCAATCCGTAAGGATTTGAGTGAAAGAGAGGAGCAAATCAAAGATATCTTAATGTCAGGCGGCATAAAAGATATGGAAAAATACCAATTTTTAATGGGCGAAATATCTTCATTATCCTATATTCATGATAAGATAAAAGAACACTTACATGAAAAAGGAGAGATAAATGAAAAGTGAGCCTAAAGAAAAAATTGTAAAAGAACAACAAGAAGAAACTATTAACTTGGATAAAGCGTTTGTTGAAGAGGACGACAGAGTTTTAGACCCAAGTTTATTAGATAAAAGTATTCTTGAAAGGATGCCTCAACCTACAGGTTGGCGTGTATTGGTACTACCTTACAAGGGTAAGGGTGTATCAGAAGGTGGAATCCAGTTAGTAAAGGAAACCATTGACAGAGAAACCCTAGCAACTGTTGTTGCCTATGTCGTAGCCATGGGTCCTGACTGCTATAAAGACAAAAAAAGATTTGAGTCCGCATGGTGTAATACAGGAGAATGGATATTAATAGGTAGATATGCAGGTTCTAGGTTTAGGTTGGCTGATGAAAGCGAAGTCAGAATCATCAATGATGACGAAGTGATAGCCACTATTTTAAACCCTGATGACATTGTTTCAGTATAAGGAGAAATTATATGGAAGAAGTAAACAAAGAAAATCAGGTTCAAGCGGAAGAAGAGCTTATTGTAGATGTTGTAGAAACACCTGCTAGTGAAGCGCAAACTGAAGCAACCGAAACCAACTCAGGTGGTGACGATGAACTTGATAAATACACTAGAGGTGTATCAAAAAGAATTAATAAATTAAACGATAAAATTAGAGAGGCTGAAATAAGAGCAAGCACAGCCGAATCTAAATACAACAATTTATCTAATGAATATGCTTCAGTAAAAAACAGAGCTGCTACTTTAGACAAAAGCTATACTGAAGAATATGAAAACAGAGTAAAATCTCAAAGGTCACAAGCAGAAGACTTATACAGAAAAGCAAGAGAAACTAATGACCCTGATTTAGAAGTAAAAAGTGTAGAGCTTTTAAATAAAGTATCTTTAGAAGAAGAAAGGGTAAGGTTAGCTAAAGTGCAATTGCAAACGCAACAAGAACAAACTTTTCAAAATGCACCACAAAGTGTACAAAACACTCAACAACCAGTGTATGATAAACCTAAGCCTGATTCTAAAGCAGTTGAATGGCAAGAAAAAAATGACTGGTTCCAAAAGGATAGAGTCAAAACATACACTGCAATGGGTATTCATGAGGATTTGATAAACGAAGGTTTTGATGGTTCAGATAATGAATACTATGAAGAATTGGACAAAAGAATGACAAAGGTTTATCCTAATTTAAGGAATGAACCTGAAGGCGTTTCAAAGGATGCGAACTCATCTGTGCAAAGAGTAGCATCTGCTTCCACTGGAAGTCGCCAAGGAACACAAGGAAAGAGAAGCGGTATTAAGATTAATTCTAACCATGCTTCAGTAAAGAGTAACCTGAAGCCATACGGAATGACGCAACAAGAGTGGCTAAAACGTGTTGGTAAAGAAATAGTTAAAATTGAAGGAGCAAAATAATGGATTTAGATGCAATTGATAATGTAACGCGCGAATCTCGTGATGGTGAGCAACACGATAAAAAGGCTAGAAGAAAACCATGGCAACCTGCAAGGATGCTTGAAACTCCACCCCCACCTGAAGGTTTCCAATACCGATGGATAAGGGCAGAGTATGTAGGAATCGAAGATAGAAACAATGTTTCTGCTAGAATGAGAGAAGGATGGGAATTTGTCAGAGAAGATGAATTACCTAATTTCCCTTTACCTACTATTGAGCATGGAAGACACGCAGGAGTCATAGCAGTAGGTGGATTGATATTGGCAAAAATACCAGTAGAGACTGTTGAAGAACGAAATGAACATTATAAAAATCGTAATGTGCAACAAAACGAAGCACTTGATAATACAATGTTTAACGAAGTTCAAGGCAACAATCGCTATGTTAAATATAATTCTGATAGAAAATCTCAAGTATCATTTGGTAAAAAAAGGTAGGATAAAAATATGGCGAATAAAGACGCTTCATTTGGTCTAAAGCCTGTAAAGATGATGGGTGGCTCACCCTATTCAGGCGGACAAAGCCGTTACAGAATAGCTGCAAACTACGGAACTAGCATTTTCCAAGGCGACTTGGTTATGCAGGTAACTGGAGGCGGTGTAGAAATACATGCTGACGGTGGAACTGTTCCAATAGTTGGCGTATTCAACGGTTGTATGTACACAGACCCAACAACATCAGAGCAAGTATTTAGTAATTATTACCCTGCAAGCACGAACGCTTCAGACATAATTGCTTTTATACATGACGACCCTAATACGGTCTTTGAAGTCCAAGCAGACGACACTTTCCCAGTGGCTGACTTGTTTGGTAACTTTGATATCGTCTATACAAACTCAGGAAGTACCTTTACAGGTATCTCAGGTGCAGAGTTAGACGTGACAACAGGCGCAACTGCAACAAGTTTGCCGCTAAAAGCAATTGACGTAAGTCAAGACCCTGATAACTCAGACGTTGCTTCAGCAAACACTAATGTTCTAGTTGTAATTCAAAATCATATAGCAGGCGTAAAAGGCGCAGGCTTAGCATAAGGAGTAATTAGATGGCTATTTCACGCGCACAATTGGCGAAAGAACTGGAACCCGGTCTAAATGCACTTTTTGGACTTGAATATGACGAAAACCAAGAAGAATACAAAGAACTTTATTCTATAGAAGACTCAGATAGAGCTTTCGAAGAAGAAGTGCTTGTAGTTGGATTTGGTGCAGCTCCTGTCAAGGAAGAAGGTGCAGGCGTTAATTTTGATAGTGCTTCAGAAGGCTATACAGCGAGATATACACACGAAACTGTGGCTCTTGCTTTTGCTTTAACTGAAGAAGCTATTGAAGATAACCTGTATGACCAATTAGGTAGAAGATACACAAAAGCATTGGCTCGTTCAATGCAACACACCAAAGAAGTAAAAGGAGCAAATGTATTAAACAATGCGTTTGATGCTAACTTTGCTATTGGTGATGGACAGCAATTAATTTCCACAGCACATCCGTTAGCAGGTGGTGGAACAGCTCGTAACAGAGCTACAACAATGGCTGACCTAAATGAAACTTCACTTGAAGATAACATAATTGATATATCAACATTTGTTGACGACAGAAATCTAACTATTGCAGTTAGACCTGATAAATTAATAGTACCACCACAATTAACATTTGTGGCTGACAGACTGTTAAATACAACAGGAAGAGTTGGAACATCAGATAACGATATCAACTCAATTAAGAATCAATCTTCAATGCCTAACGGTTTCTCAGTAAATCATTATCTAAATGACCCTGATGCATATTTTATTATGACATCGGTTAATTCAGATGGTGAAGGACTAAAAATGTTCAATAGAACAAATATGGAAACCTCTATGGAACCTGAATTTTCAACAGGTAACATTAGGTACAGAGCTAGAGAAAGATACTCATTTGGTGTCTCTAACTGGCGTGGAGTATTTGGCTCTCAAGGAGCTTAAGGTTCTTCAAACCACTAAAAGGGAGCTTCGGTTCCCTTTTTTTATTCCTAAAACTAATATACAATCAAAGGACTAGGATTATTAACTTGTTCTATCGACTGACCTAGCAGACAAGCCGAGACAATAGAA